TCGTCCACCTTGTCTAGCCGCAGATCAACAGCCGGATGTCTCGTTGCAGATACTCGGCGTAGGCGTCAGGCTCGCCATCGGTCCTGGCCTCCTGAATGACGGCTTCCAGGTAGTTGTCACAGCGTTCAAGCAGCTTGCGCAGCAGCGCGATTTCAGCCTGAGCAGCAATGGCGGTCGCCTCGGCGTTGATCCGCGCTTGCGGTTCATCTGCCAGCCGGGAGCGCTGGCGAGTCATCGTGATCATCGCGCCGCCTGCGTGCCGGCGTTGCCAATACTCGAGTCCACCACCCAATCTGCAACATCCGTGCTGCGTCTCCGTGTGACCTTCGGCGGCTCCGGCTTTCCGGCGACGTGCGATTCATGGGCATCACGGATCGTTTCGAGTTCGACAGCGAGCTTCTTGACTGCCGTGTAGAGCTGCTTCTGGACCTCTCGTAATCTGGAAAGCGTCTCGATCTGGATCAGGATTTGAATTGCCCACACGATACCAAGCGCGGCGAACGTTCCGAACGATACCTCGATCATCGCTTCTTCCCCCTCTCCAAGTCGTCAAGTCGCCTGTCCAGTGCGTCAATGTGACGCTGCAGTCGTTCTTCTAGTCGCTGTGCATCGGCTCCACGGAACCGATCACTTGTCGCGCTAGCCTTCTCCGCCCGTAGTGCCGTCAATTCCTCCAACACGAACCGCTGGCGCTCGTGCATGGCCGGGATCAGCTCCACCTGCGCCGCCCGGCTTTCGTACTTGGTGCGCAGTTCCGTGAGCGTCTGCTGCATCGAGAAAAGCGATGTGGCCGCAGCGATCAGCCCGGCAGTCAGGCCGCCAGTCAGGATGGACGACCACTTGATCTGCCCTTCTTCGTCCTTGATGATGGACATTGCGGCGACGCATAAGACAGTCGGTGATTCCGCCAGCGCCCTTGCTTTCTGGAGAACCTGCAGCCAGGTATCATGCATCAAGTCCATTTATAGCTCACAGTCCAGATAAACCGTATGTATTCCGTTGTCGCCAGCACCATTGACCTTGATCACCAGCGCGTCCGCCGTCGTTCCGGTCGTCGTGAAAGCAGCAGCGTCGCCAAGTGTCACAGTCGGGACGTCGCGCATGTGGATGGGAACGCTGATTTCCGCCGTCGTCAGGTACAGGTCCATCTGCTGATAGTACCTGTTGCACTCTTGCCGTGTGATCGCCCGCGACTTCGAGCAGACCATCACCCCGTCGCCGCTTGAAGGATTCCCTCTGTCAGTCACGATGAAGCTGTAGACAAAAACCTCGTCGTCCGTTGCTGAGGCCGTACTGTCAAATATCACTTCGATTTCAAATGCAATCTGATTGGTCGGCTCGTCAAATGTAAAATTGTAGCCTCCATTAACTGTCCCAGATGTAAGTAGGATTTTGTTGCTCCAAGTGTCTGCAATATAACTGTCCAGACTTTCATCGATCCCGGTGTTCATGTACACATAGAACGTAACCGACGTCACGTTCGCACCGGTCTGCAGGCCGAAATTCACCCACAGTGTTTTGTCTTTGTTTGTGAATTTCTTGCTGTCTTCTGTGTCAAGAATCTGAATCAGACGAACAGCGCCGGTATTGCTGCCAGCGGTACGCTTGATAATGATCTTGTCGCTATCGTGGTCAATGTCAATAAGCGTCTTGAAGTCTGATGTTGGCGCCACGCCGTACCACCTTCTAGCGTGTTGGCTGTACGGCGCCCCAGTGGCAAACACTAGATCATCCTGCACAGCGTACTCTCGCTCTTGAAAGTAGCTGTTGTGGACAATGTTGTTGCCGGGCGAAACCAGATCGGTCGTCGGGACAGGCGCCCAGTCGAAGTCATAATCCGTCGCGCTGAGCTTCGTCAGGACATAGTTTTGCGCGCCTCCAGCCGGCAACACGCTGACAATCATGGCCCTGACCATCTTCCAAAACAGATACATCCAATCGTCGAACTTGGCGTCTGTCTTTGGCGGAGGAGGGGAAACTACGACGCCCATCAGCGGGGCGCCGAAATCAGATCAGACAAGCGTCGCCCGGTTGTTTCCTTGTCCTCTCTGAGTCGCGCAAGCTCTGCAATGGTCATCGGCGCAGCGGTTGCAGCCTTATCGCGGAAAGCGCTGGCGGCACGCATGCCGAGCGTAGGACCGTAATCTCGCAGCAACGATCGCTGCATCGGCTTGGATAGCAACGCTTCGCGCATGGCGTATGGGACAGCAAGCGACGCCCCGCCAGCAGCCGCAGCCCCGATCGGGCCAAGCGCAGCTCCGGCCATCGTTGCGATCCCGGCGCCGCCGTAATAGCCGAGCTTCGATACGCCAGGCCCGGCAATTTGCGCGGCAGGCTGCGCAGCTCGCGGGAAGTTGTTGGCGAAATCTCCGATTACTTTGAGTTCGCCAGACAGCGGCTTCCCTGCCTGCGCCCGGGCTGCAAGCTTCTTCGCGTTGATCGAACCTCCGCCCTCGACAATCGCATCCTCGACCGTATGCGCTTTCGCCATCAACGTCCGAGCGTCGCGAAATCCTTTCAGCATCTCCTGCCCGGACAGATAGACGACCTGGCCATTCGGCCGCGTGACTGCGTGCAACGGTTGCGCGCCGCCGACACTGGAAGACAGGTGCCGTTCGATCTGATCCTCGATTGCCTTCGCAATCTCTCGGCTCGCCTTTCCTAGTCCTGTCTCGCCTTTCCGAAAGGCGTCGGTTGCTTTGTCCCGCAGGTATTGCGTCGCCTGCAGCGCATCCCCTGCGTCAAATTTCGGAACGGAAAACAGTTGCGCAATCTGTGACACTTCATCTGAGATGGCGCCAGGAAACGACCGTGCGGCACCCTGATAGCGGTTCGCAATCGAATACATGCGCGCCTGGAACGCCCGATCAGTCGGCACCGTGCCAACGGTAGCCACTGGCTCATATCCGGCCTGGTAGGCCGCTTTGCGCACGTCCTGCGCGGCTTCTTTCGTCAGCGGCGCGTCGTCTGCAATCCCGATCGCCCTACGCGCCATTGCGTCGAAGATCGGCGCGTTCCGGTTCGCTTGTTCCTGCGCCGACGCGATCTTCCCTGCTACCGACTCCATCGCCGTGTTAGCAATGGACGGATTAACGGACGACGGAGTGACGCCGAGACCTTCCGCCATTGCCGCTCGCAGGGTGTCGTCGATCGGTTTGTTCTTCGACTGCAGCGCCGCCTGTTCAGCGGTGCGCCGAGCGACATACTGGCTCGCCTTGTTCGCCAAAGCCTGCCCTACGACGCCTGCGCCAGCCCCAAGAGCGGCGTTTCCGAGTTTGCCAGTGATGATGTTGCCGGCCGTCTGTTCGCCCGCTACAGGTGCAAGCGCACCAAGCCCTGCGCCAACTGCGGCGGCGGTCTTATATGCTGTTCCTGCCCTGGCCAACGGGACCGCGGTCAGCGCTACGTTGCCGGCGATCGCCCCGACCGGAGCCTCTTGCTCGATGATGCGGTTTTCGTCAATTCGCCGCTGGTTTCCTTGACCGACAAACTGCTTCGCACCTTCCCATGCGTTCGATAGCGCGGTACCGGCGCCGGCTATGTTGCGCTTCGCCCATCCAGCATCACGCAGTTCCGTGCGCAAGGTATCAGGGTACGCTTCCGCGCCAATCTTGACCGGCTCAGTGATCGGCGGTGGGCGAGGTTGAACATCTTGCATCGCAACAGGCGCCGACGTTGATCCTGCGAGATACGAGACGATTTCGTCGTCAGTGTGCCCTGCTGCCCGGGCCTTGGCAGAGTCGAAGCCTTCCGACCTCGAAAGGTAATCGGCAATCTCCTGCTTCGAGTGCCCGGCTGCCATAGCCTTTTCAACGTCGAACGGCATGTTCTACCTCGTGCGGAATGCGTCGAGAGGATGCGCGCCTGCTGGCTGCGACGGTGCAGCTGCAGGTTGCTGCGGTGACGACAGGCCGAAGAACTCATCCGGTGACGCCCGTCTGGAATTTTCCACCAAGGCGCCGTTCTTCTGTGGCACGAAGCGCGGATTGGCGTCGAGGTACCTCTGCCAGGCCGCATCGGCGCCAGACAGGTTGCGGTTCTGTTCCAGCCACGTTTGCCGGAAGATGGCGCGCTCGCGCGCGTTCTGCGCCGCCCCGATCATGATCTGCGTGATGTTGTCGTTCGTCTGGCGATCGTTCATCAGCGACGGCCCTGCGCCCTTCATGTACTCGCGTTCGGTGTTCGAGATAGCGCCCTGTCCAGGCTTGAAGTTGTTCAGCGTCAGGAAGTTCTGAATCTGCGTCAACTCCTGCCGCTCAGGACTTCCGATTGCTGGCAACATGCCCATGATCCGGCCCGTCTCGACGTTCTGGTTCAACTCACGCCAGCGCTTCGCAGCCTGTTCGATTGCCGATGCCTGCTCGATTTCCTTCTCATCTCGCGCGAGCTGAGTCAGTCCGAATTTGTATGCGGCAATTTCTCGCTGGCTTTCCTTCGGCGCCTGCTGCATTTCGCGGACCGTCTTCTCCGTCGCTGCTCGCTTCTGATCGATGGTCGCTTGCTTGTCGGAAATAGCCAGTTGCCGATCCTGCGCCGCGTTCGTAGCCGCTTTGGACGCTGCAGCATCGACGCCGTAATCGACGCGGCGACCGTCGATCATCGCCGCCAAAGGCTGCCCCTTGATCGCATACCCTTTGCCTTGTCCGAATATTTCAATCGGCCGGCTGTAGTCGAGTTGCGCGTCGTTCTGCCGCCCAGGTTGGCCCGAGAAGTTGTACGTTGCGCCGGTGCGGTTGTTCCGCAACATCCCGCTGCCTGGAGCAACAGGTACGCGCGGGTCGTCTATCGGGTTCGCCATCGGCTGCGGTGCCGTGCGCTCCGGTGGAAGGTTGCGGATCTGGTTCAGGTCTCGAAGTTTCGGCTGTGGTTGCTGCGACATTTCGCCGGACATTTCGCCGGACACTTGCGGATACATTTCAGGCGCCAATCCACGAATTGCACCCTGCGACACGCGCGCAGGATCGTAGCCCATCTGCAGCAGCTCCACATCGGACAAACCAGATCCCGGCTTATCCTGCGCAGGCAGCCCGCCGATCTGTCCCTGCGCCATCCGGCGCGGGTCGTAACCCATCTGCAGCAATTCGGCAATCGTTGCCATGTCAAATCGTCCTTACCATGTCGAAGTACGCGACCTCTCGCCCGGGTTGATCCGTCCGGTTGCGGTAGCGTTCTGCGCGGCCAGGCGCCGCGAGGCCAAAGCCGCCTCGTCGTACCCAACCAGAGCGCGCAGCGCCGTGTTTGCCGTGTCCGACCGCCCTTGTTGCTGCAGGCCGAGTTCCTGATTCGCAGACCCCATCAGCCCGAGGTTGTATTGGTTGCGCTGCCCGGTCGCCGAGTTCAGCCGATCGAACTCTCGCCCGTATTCATCCGACGCCATGCCCTGCCCGTAGCGCGCAAGCTCTGCCAGGGTATTGCCGGAATTCAGCATGCCGCGAGCCGCCGCCGATCGCTCGACAGCCTGCTGTCCCTGGTTGAAACGGAACTTGTATGCGTTCGTGTTCTCGATCGAATCAGGGTTGTTGATCAGCGCAGCCAATCGCTGCTCATACGGGTTCGAGTATTGCCCGGAACTGGCGCCGACTTGCTGTTGCCCGGTTGGCTGAAGCATGGCCTGAATCTGCTGCAGGTAGTTTTGCCCGCCGCCAGGGACAACCTCCCGGCTGAGTTCGCTGGCTTGCTGCTGCTCACTCAGGTTCGCAGCCAGCATGCCGGCCGGCAAAGTCTGCGAGACGCCGTTATAGAACCGAGACCAGTTACCGTTTCCGTTGTCGCGCCACCCTTGCGCCTGCGCCAGTTGCTCGAACTGCGGGAATGCCTGCCTGGCCCTGTATGCTGCAATTTCCTGTTCCATCGTTGCCATTTGCAAACCTCATTCAATCTCGAACGCTGACACCTGCACTGGCAAAGAGCCGACGTGAATCAACTCGAATGCCCGCCTTCTAAATTTACCACATCTGCGCAGCCTTGCTTGTGCAGCAGACAAATCAACCGGGCGCCCTTTGCTGTAGGTCTGATAATCATCGTCAGACCAGCGAATCATGGCAGAGCTTCCTTGTTTCATGCCAACAACCCGGAGTTGCCCGATCGTTTTCCAGTCCTCGGTACCGTCGTCGAACTTCGGGGTCCGGATCTTCAGTTTGATCGGTGCGCCATCGTCATCAGACGACGCGTCGCTGATCTCGCAAAGTTCTCCGGTGTCCTCGTGCAGAACCAAGTCGCGGCCAGCGGCATTGACGTAACGCGAATACTTAAAGTACGTCTCGTCATACCCTGCGGCCGTGATTGTGCCTGTTGCCGGAGAAACCGTCGAAGACGCCACCGGGAACGAATAGCTGTTCGCGCTGATCCACGTGATCTGCTGGATTCCGTTGTATGCCGACTGCGCTGCTCCAGCAATCAATACCGGGTCGCAGTCCGAATACCCGTGCGCCGTTTGCGTGACGGTCGCGACGCCTGCCGATTGCGTGATCGTGCAGGACGCCGGAGTCTGCAGCGTCAGGCTCGTCCATTCGGCCCATGTGCCGTTCGTGGCGTCATAGACGATCGTGAGACCGAGTGTTCGCAGTCCGAGCACATAGAACGAATGGCCAGCGATACGAACCCCGTATGCATAGACATCCGACACGCCATCAGCGGCCAGGATTCGATCGACGTCCGGAGTGCTGACCTTCTCCTGCTGCAGTTCGCGCATGCGATAGACTCCCGGGCCTTGCTGGCGAGCCTTCGACACCCACAATACGGTCTCGTCCAGATACGCGACAGAATCCCCGTTGGCGCACCCGGTTAGCGTGAAGGCGCTCAGGACCGGCGACAATGGCGACCCAGTTGCATTGCCGACGTTGTAGAAAAACTCGGTGCTCCATTCCTTGAACGCAACGACGTAGTTCTGAGATTTCGCAATCGCGACGCCCTGACCAGGCTCAATTGCCGCTGTGATGAAGTCCAATGCCCCCCACGTCAGCGGGTCGTTCAGTCCGCTGTTGTAGACGACAGCGTTCTCGTCCATCACGAAGAAGTACCCGTCGAGATAGACGATTCCCGGTACCGTCGTCCGACCGCCAGTTATCGTAATCGTTCCGGTCGCTGGAGTCGCCGGAGTGCCCGTCACTTGATAGGTAAAATGCGTCGAGTCAGTAACGGTAATAGCAAACGTCCCGTTGTACTCCGTCTGCGATGCGCCGGCTACGGTAACGCTGTTTCCAGTCTGCCAGTTCGTCGCTGACGGCATCGTAACGGTTGCCGTTGATCCGGTTCTGGTAATGCTTGTCGGCGTGTGCTGACTCCACCCAGGATAATCAGCGTCCGATACCTTGGTTAGCACATTACCCTCCAATGAGAAAGC